TCGGGGTGCTTGGCTTGGCCTAATGCGATATCAATGCCGCGTTGGGTAATGCGTGCCACTTGGGTGCCAGCGACATCGCGCAGCGTCACCAATTGCTGCTCAGCGAGCCAGCTTAATTCTGTGCGCACCAAATCGCGGCTTACATTGTGGCCATAAGCATCGAGGGCGGAATCAATAATTGAATCGTTAGCCTCGTAGCCTGGCATTTCATTCAGGACGCGCAACATCACCAAGCGGCGGTCTTGTTGTAGCAATGTGTGCAATGTCATCCGTTCTTTTCCTTGAGTTCATTTTCAAGCAGCAGGTTGCTGATGCGGTCGAGCCCTTCGAGCTTGGGGCGTATCTCCCGAATATCCCCACGCAGCTTTTCAATGCTGAGTTTGAGGCCCGATATCTCGTCGTGGTCGGGCAGCTTTTCGACGTGTTTTTGCAGCGCCACGTGGCGCGATGCCAATTGGGTGTGCGCCTCTTTTATCGACTGCAGCTCTTCCTTGCGGGCAAAGGTTTTAAACAATACAAAGCAGGCCAGCAAGAACAGCACATTGAGCACGGTGGCCAAGATGGGCCACCAGGTACGGATAAGCTCTAACGTCATTCACGCCCCCTTTGTTCGTGGTCGCGCTGGCAATCAATGCAGCGTGCGGCACTGGGCTGGGCATCAATGCGCTCAGCTGGGATTAATTCACCACAGCGAATACACCAGTGATTGCCTTGCTCATCGATGTCAGGTGTGTCCCGATGGCGGCGTTGATGGGCGTTAAGCAGGGCGCTTTCAAATATCTCGTCGCTGATTTGGGCGCGGTCGGCCATGTCGGTCATCGTGCCCCCTTAACGCGTGGGCGTTTTAAGGGGGTTAAACCCTGTTTAAACGCGTTTTTAATGGCGGTGGTATGGCCGCGTTTGTCCATGGTTCGCCATCCCATGTAGGTCAGGAACGGGGCAATCAAAATGCCTGCAAATTCCATGTTCGCGCCGTCGCCTTTATCGAAGGCAGCCAGCGCATCAAACGCAAAGATGTAAGCGATACAGGCATAGAGTGAGAGCCGCGCGCCCTTGGGGCGGGTGTGACGCACATACTTATCTTCTGCCGTATCCCCCGCGCGAATGGTGGTTTGGGTTTCGCTGTGCTCGGCTTGTTTGTCGCTGAGTTGCAATTCCAAGCGGCGGTTCTTCTCTTTCTCTAGCTCAGCCTTGATTTTCTCAAGCTCGACCAAGGCATCTGGCGGCAGCTGCGCCACCAGTTGCTCGACTTTCTGCGCCTTGGCCTGTTTGCCGTTAACGCTGCTATCAACATGGTCAACCAAGTTGGCCAGGTCTTTGGCGACGTCTTCGGTTTTGCCGCCGAACAGGGAGCCAATACCGCGAAGCACGGCGGGGCCAAATTCCGTGGCAAGACTTGCGACGGTGGCAATGGTAGCTAATGCCATGGTGCTGCCTCCTTATGCCAGGGTGATGGCTTCTAATGCCATTTCATCAATGCGGTTAAACCAGCCATTGAGAAAGCGGCGCTGTTTCGGCTTGCGGCCAACCAACCTGGCGTAAAAGCGCGCACGCTCAAGGCTGAAACGGGTGACGAGCACTGAGGGTGGGGCGCATTCCGTGGCAGCAATGGTTTTCGGGCCTGTTTGGCCATCGTCCATGACTCCCACGGCGCGCTGCAGCTGCTTCACCGCATTGCGTTTGCCGTGCTGAACGGCAGCATCGAACAGCATAAAAGCGGCTTTATCGGGCAGCTTGTCGCAGCCTGCGCGCAGCCAGAAATCACGGTGATAGATGGCGACAGCGTCATCGATGGTCAGTGCAGCAATATCAACCTCTGGGTAACTGCGTTTGCTGATACCAAATTGGGTTTCGCCGCCTGCATCAAGCGGGTCGTTCACGTAGCCCCCTTCGCGCTCAAGCACGAAGTGAACCGCGTGACAAAACGACGGGGAATAGGGGGTGTTGCTAGAAAGGGTGTTCATGACAGAAACCTCGTTGTGTGGTTGCTGTCAGGTTATGGATTCAGGTGAGGGTGGGCGGATTACCCTTGGTGATTGTTTTTGCGTAGATAAAAAAAGGCCCCACAGTGTGGGGCGTAAAGTTGGCAAAAAGGCGGTGCGTTGAAATATTTGGGGAGCTATCAACCAAACAAGTCGGGTTGCCTTTTTGTTATCTCCATCTTACGCATGCGGGCGCAGACTTCGTAAATGGTTTTCTCTGTGACGTCGTAGCGCCTCGCAAGAACTTTTGTATTCGTGCCGTTGAATTCATTCCAGATGTGCATGTCTCGAATTTGTTGGCGCAATCTGTCACCGCGTGGCAAATACACCTGCATGCCGCCCATGTACTCACCGATATCCAGCACGCACTCAAGCGCGAGTTCAGGAATGTCGATCCCGCGTTTACTCAGTCGCTGCTGCAGCACGCCATGTAACTCGAGCAAGATGGTTGGCCAAGCGTTGTGCTCGTCCGGCAGATGGTCGAGATGTTCGAGCAGGGATGGGTTGAGTTGCCCATCCCCGAACAGGTCAGTTTGCTTTGTTTTCATGAGAGCCCCATTTCACCTTTTTCCGTTGATACCTCTATTGCAGATGGATCAAAAAGGATCGTCAATGGTGGATTTCCCGTTTGGGGTGGGAATGGGGCTGTGGTGGAGATGTTTAAAGGTGATACGATTTTTTAGTAATCAGCTTTCTAGCCAAAGTTACTGAACCAAAGCACAAGATATTAAATTTCTGTTTAGGAATTGCTGGTTTATAACAGTATATGTTGAGCTAAAAACAAATCTCCCAGTAAGTAGCTGTTACTTTTGTTTACCGAAATGACAGAGGAATCACTTGCGCTGCTATTAGGCCGTGTAGCTTTGTCCGAGCGGAGGTGTAAGTTCCTAGTTTTTCTTTCAGCAGGTAAAAGCTAAATACCATCATAAATGCAGATTGAGTGTCTGTGCTTTCTTCAGCTAGCTTAATTTCTTCATCTTTATGGAACCAACCATACAAGTTCTCGTGACAGTCAAACCACTCAATTTTCTCTCTGTGTGTGGGCTCCTTTAGATACTTTCTTTCCTCGTGAAATCGTTTAAATCTCGGTAGTAGCAAGTCTGTTAAAACTTCAAGTTCTATCACTGCATCTTTCACCTCTTGGTCAAAGTGTTGAATTGAACGACCAATGATTTTGAATGAAGAAATCTTTTTCTCCATACGTTCCAAGTCAGACTCCAGTTTGTCAAAACCCTCCAAATATTGAACATATTGTCTTGCCAAACCACCTAGATTTCTTCCTACCTTGGGATTAGCAGTTTCTGTTGTATCTTCGCTCATTCCTTCACCATAGAAGCTCACTTCTAGTGAGGTTGGTATGCATAGTTCACTAAGCAAAATTCGGTATTGAAAGTACGCAGATTTCTTTGTGTTGAACTCGCGATAATGTGTTGTAAACCAATAGATGAACGCACCGGAAAATATACCAATGCAGAGATTTTCACCAAGGACAAGGTATTGCTCCCACCTGATGGAAAACGCAGTCAGGTTTGTTGATTCTTCATGCTTGGACAAAAGATATGCGAAACCAAAAGACACTATAATAGGTAAGTAAATGCACAGGTGGACGTTAAGAGACATCGACCACCAAGCGCTTTGATGACGCTTTTGGGCCCATTTAACTTTTAGCGCAGAGTACTTTGCCTTTAATTTCCCGTATAGCGGCTGATCAATTGCGGTTTCATAAACCCAAACTGCGGTTATAGTAACCATTACAAAAGGGAAAAAGAAAAACGCCGCTAGTTGCGGCAGTACTGAGAGCTCTTTCATGTCCTACTGATACTTTAATTATAAATCGACGTGCGTAATCTAAAGGCTTTCGCACAATATAGATACTGATATTTTTACTCAGTAGAGATAGCCAGAATGTTTAAATTTAATATGTACTTACCGTAGTGATGTGCTTTCAGTGATAATCTTAGTTCTCCAAAGGAGAGCTACTATCCTCTTCAGGTGTAAGTATCGAATTCAGTTTGTCTGATTGAGGTACTTCAGTAGCGTTCTCGATGTTTACTATCTTTGATTGCTGTTCTGATGAAGTACTTTCAATCCCGACCCAGCTTGGTTTTAATGCGATAATAGAAATAAGTATTGATATGAGAGTGAAAATGATTGTCAATCTTGAGTTCCGAGAGGCGGCATCACTTGATTTTTTAGTCTCCTCCGCTGAAAGGCGCATATTCTCATTCATTTGGGTGATGTATTGCAGCGACTGAGCAGATACTTCAACAAGCTGGTCAAGCTTTGAACCTAACTCGCGAAGCGGTATAGCTTTAGCTTCTTCTCTATCATGAAGCGATATTTTTTTGTTTATTAGATGAGGTGCACTTTCAGTACTTTTCTCTTTATCATCATTTGAAAACATTATGTCTTGGACATATGTAGGGAATGAACTTAGATGGCTTATAGAGTCTAAAGCTCTTGTGCTTTCTCGTATCTGATTCATCTGATTTTGTAAGGAGTTACCAAATACTGATGTGTCGAAAAGTTTTGATTGCAGAGTGGTTGAGAAAGCGCTGGAGTTAAGGCTGTTAAGATGCTTATTTATGAGTTCTGAGTTTTTGGCAATCTGGTTTTTCGTATCTAAGTGCTCGGCATGTAAGTCCGCAAAAACATTTTTTGTTTCGCCGTTTTCGGAGAAACTCTCAAAAGTAGGATTGTCTAACAATTTGAGCGCTATTTTTTCTAGGGAAGTGTCGCTTAACTTTTCGACATCAGTATCACTTAGAATGTATCTCTCTGGTCGCTGTGCCTCCATACCAACTGAGCTCGCTGGGTAGCAAGTTAGTTTTGCCAACATACGAACGTATTCTTTTGGCTCGATATCTTCCATGTTTTTATCAAGCTTTGATAGGCTACTATCTAAGCTCATCAAATCTTTTGCCGAGAAATAGTAGCAGCATAGCGTCCCTATTTCAGTATCTATATCTTCTTTGGGTTTATGTGCTTGTAATTTGTCTTTTAAAGTTCCACGTTTCATCTTAGTCAACTGATTCTATTTTTTGGACTGGTGGGTAGCGGGGGCGTATCTATTATAAGGGTTAACGTTGTTCCCTCAAGCGCCATTGTTTTAAAGTTTCAATTATACGAATAGCTTCTTCATCGCTGCACCAAGCTACATGGTCAACTCCCTTGCCACTTTGTTTCTTGGTCATCCGCCGCACGTAGGTATCAAGCGCCGTTTCAGAACCATCTCGGATAATGCCTTCCTTGGCCATGGTGATCCAAAGGGCGCGAATTTTTGAAATTACGTCAGGCTTACCTTGTGTTTTCGGGCTTAGGCGTTTCTTTGTTTGCTTTGGGTTGGTGCTTTTCTTTCGTTTGAACCCTTGGCGTTCCATCGCACTTAGCACTTTGTCGAGTTCATCTAGTCTCATTGCCTTGCAGCTGTCGTTGCCTGTTTCCCGTTTAAGCAATGCACGGTAGGTGTCATCGTCTAACTGCAGTTCACGTTTACCGACGTGTATGAGTTGAATTAGGCGTGTTCGTTGCTGCATGGTTCTTTCTCCTTAATCCACCATTCTGAAACCGCACCCAGTTGTGCGTATTCGACTGCGATCAATTCGTTGTTGTGGGTATAGCCATAAGTGACGGAACAAGGTGGGGCATCGAATATCGTTACAGTTGCACTTTTGGTTAATGCTTCGGCTTCTGCAGTAGTAGCTCGTTTAAAGCCAATTAACGAGGTGTTTAAACGCGGTTTATACATGGTTTATTGCCATTCTAAATGCGTGAAAAAAAGCCCCGTTTGCTTTGGCATTCGGGGCTGAGAGTATTTGCTATTCAGTCTCTTCCAGTACTGGCGGTTTATGCGTCATACCGAGCAGGTATAACAGCATGTCTGCCGCGCCGCGTTGGTAGAGTTCTTCGCTGTTCGCTGCGTCGCTTTGAATTGCGCGCAACAGCAGCACCAGGTCTTTGGTTGAGTGCTTTCTTATCGCTTTTTCAAAGAAGGCGATACGTTGCTCACCCAACTCGATATCTTCAGGCCCTCGCACGTTGGGGGTAATGATATCCAGCGTCGTATTGAGTCTACGGTGCATGGTTCCCCCTTATAGCTTCGCTATGTCGAGTGGGATTTGGCGGTAGCTGTCATCGCTGTTGCGTTCATACAAACGCAGATAACTGCTGGTGCCTGTGACTTGAATGGAATCCGCGATAGCATCCATCGCTTCGTTCCATTGGTCATCGTCGATATCGAGTTGGCGCAAGGAGAGCACTTGATTCACATCGATACGGCCTTGCTTGTTGACGCGGAACGCATGATCGACCAGGGCTTTGATGTGGTCGTTGACGTTTTCACTCCAACGGTTGATGCAGGCATCAATGAGGGTTTTGGCGGCCTGAATGCGCTCATCAAACACGCGGTGTTCGCCTTTGGCCCGCACGAGTTTATAGCGGCCATCGAAACTCATTAACGTAACATTTCCTTTTGTTCCACCATATTTCACGTCATAGGCTTCTGCGGATAGGTCAACGAAGTCGGTGACTTCATTCATCGCAAGCAACTTAAACGCGGCCAACGCTTGCTGTTGTTGACGGGCGGCGGTGACAACGTTTTGAACCAGGTCATCACGGATCAGATCAATCGGTTTGATTTGGCTCTCTGGCACCATGTGACCTTGAGCGTTTACGCGGTAACCTTGTGGAATTTGAACTGTCATATTAATCCTCCCAGACGACACAGCAGCCAGAATGACGCGCAGCGCGAATGCGGCGAGTCAGGCCATTTACGGTTTCAGTGATTTCAACGCTTCGGTGCTGAAGTTCCGGCACGGGTGCATCAACGTGTACCACTAACGTTTTCTCGGTTTGTACTGTTCGAGTGACCTGGCAGTTGAGTTTCTGCAAGGTTCTCAACAGGTGCTTCACCTGATATTGCGGATTCAAATCTTTCATCTTGAATACCTCACTCCATGAATTGAGTTTCAACCTTTTATTACCTTCTGGCTGATTCACGGTGTTCATTGTTTTATCAGTCGGTTGTAGCGATTCCCGACGGCCATGAGCTCACGTTTAAGCAACTCGATATAGAGGCGGTGATAACTTCCCGCCATGCTTTCTGAGTCGGTCTTTGCCTGTCGTTCCAAGCGCGCGCAAACAGCAGCTGCGTCGTATTGACGTACTTTTGTTTGCTCAGCGGTGGATTGACGACAAACCCTGCCTGGTTGCTGCAGTGCGTTTTTGGACTCAATGCTCAAGCGAATAGGGGTGGTTAAGCGCTCTTCAAGTTGGCTATTGGGGCATTCACTGCGACAGGCTTTCCATAAACGGATCGCATTCGGTGTGCTGCCTACATGCTTAGTGTTTTGGTGTGCGAGGCATTTATGTTTAGGGATTTCGCCCAAAACAGGACACACAACGGTGTGCCCCATGTAGACGCTTTCCACTAAGTTCTGCACTCGCTGCATATTGCCTTGGTATTTGCCGTTGAGGACTTGAGAGATCATCGCCTTGGAAACACCCATAGCATTGGCGACACTGCCTAGCGAAGTGGCATCCACCTGATTTCTCAGTTCGTCAAACCATGTCATGGTTTACGCCTCCTTTGCTATGCTGGGCAGTTGGTGCACTCCCACTTTTTACCGTCTGAAAGGAATAGAGCACCTGTTCATTTTGGTCCCAACAACCATCTTTCCTGACGATTGGAGCCAGGCGACCCGTATCACGAATGAGCAGATATCTGTGCTCCGTGGTTCCATTTTGTTTACCTTTTACTGACTTTCCGTCAAACACCATTTCTATGTATGCTGCAGCTCTAAGCCCAGCTAAATAGGAGTAAGCGGTGGTCTTCGGAACGTCGATAGAGGCTAAAATTGAAGAAATCGTAAACTTTCTCTCTATCTTCATGTTGTTCCAAAGCTTTTGTCGCGCTTTCTTTTTAAACCGCTTTGTCGCTGGTGACCCTTTTTTAGCGTCGTAACCTAAATTTGGCCTCAGTTCTGGGTTGACAGAGAATCGCCTAGGGCTCTTCCAATTGCCTTTACCACCTACCCTATGGGCAAATCCTTCATGCATTAACTGATTAACAAATTTATTGCAGTAACTGCGATTTAGGCTTAAAGCGTCAGAAATTTCTCCGGCTGTTGAGTTTGGGTGCCGCGAAAGGTATTCCCAGATCAACATCGTTTGACTTGGACTGGACATACGACTTCCTTATTAGACCCGTGAAACTGTCATGAATAGATCAAGGCCTGAGATGTCATCCATGGTAACCATGCCGTCAGGAGGCGGGTTGCCGTTGACTGACCTCTCGATTTTGCTAAGTGCCGAGAGAATAGTTCTAACAACGCCACGGGACTTCACACGGATATGGTCGAGAACGGCGTCATCGAGTTGGATGTGCTCATCGATCTCCATAAGTTCGTAAGCAAAGGTGGCGACATCTTGTAAGTCGGCAGGTTTAAATTCGACCCACTCACTGATGCGATTGTGAAGCTGTTTACGGTGGGAGATACGGCGGGCAATTTCTTCCATTCCGACCAAGACAACGGGTTGTTCCGTGTTGTCGTAAATATCGCGAAAAGACTCCATGATCTTTTTACTTCCAACGACATAGTCAGCTTCATCAACAAACAGGCTGAATTCATTTCTGCGAACGCACTCGATAATGGAATCAAGAGTTTGGTAAGCGCGTCCGGTGGAAACGAGGCCACATTCTTTGGCGATGCGGTTGAGAATACTGGTAGGGGTGTCGCTTGCGCAGCAGCGAACGTATACACCGTTAGTGGTATCGAGGTTAAAAAGGTATTGAAGTGCGGTAGTTTTACCGAACCCACTTTCACCATGAATTAGCCCCATCCCAGGAACGATCTGCGAGCGGGTAAGCAGGTTTTCTAGGAGTGCCATGGAGGCGGATACGTTTTTTACATCGACAATTTTATTTCTCATGTCTATGATACCTTATGATTATGGTTGCTCTGTTAGAGCGGTCAATCAGGCTCACAATCTCTGCAATAGATTGTGAGCCATCCCTTCTTACTTCAGGCGTTACCTAAAGCAAAAGTCACTTAGCCAATCGACGAGACTTCCCGCCGGATTCAATATATTTTTGTATTTGTGGGGCGGTGAGTTGATGCGTGCGCATGTAGTTTTTGAACCACTTTTGCTGCCTCTCATCTAGCTCGCCGCCGTTGATGATGATATCTGCCATGTCCCAGGCTATTTCGCGTTCTCCTTTTAGCATTCGAGCTTCTTGCTCTGCGGTGCGCTCGATTTGTTTTCTCCGTTGTTCTCTGTGACGTTCAATCGCTTCGAGCTCTGCATTGCTGCGTTCTGTTGATGACTTCACGCCTGCTTTTTCTAAGGCGGTGAGTAATTCGTTGTTGTGTTCGATGCTCTCTTTTGGAAATGGCAGCGTGTTGTTCTTTGCTTTCGCCTGAGCAATGGCTTCGGCGGCTAAATCATCAATGCCGAATTCCTCGGAATAACGCTTCATATCGCGCTTAAATTGACGCAACTGCTTTTCGGTTTTACGTCTGGCTTCGATGAAGGCTTGAGGACTGATTTCACGACCTATCAAGTCAGCGTTGACGGCCTCGATACATTCTCCATCTCCATGGATCGGATAAAGGTAGGCTCTGGCTACATCACAGGGATCGAGGTACACATTCACGCGTTGACGCATGTACTTTTCTTCCTGCAATTCGGGGGCGCGATAAACCAATTTGTTGATCTGTACGCCGCCACGACGAATGCTTTTCTCACCTGCAAAGTTCAAGAGGGCATCCAGTGCACGAGGTTCGGGGATAAACTGTGGTTTGTAGTTGGTGTTTTGATATTGCTGGTATGGGCTTAGGCCATCCAAACCGCTGTGAGGCTTTTGGTGGTAATAGTGCTCTAGCCAGTCGTCCATAAACTGCTGCATTTCATTCGGCGTCATGCCCAACTCAAGCGCATCTTCATGCCGTTTCTTTTTGCCATCACCAATCCTGGCTGCAAAAGCATGGCAGGCTTCAATGAGCTCTCTGTCTTTTACGCTATGCCCAATGTAGTTAGGCATGACTTCAACAACACCGCCTTGGAACGTGCCAAAGAAGCGTTCAATAAAGGGCTTTTCCCATCCAGAGAAGGGCGTTGCTCGCATGTGTTTTACGCCTAGAGACATAAAAACAGCGCGAGATTTGTTGGCTATATAGTCACTGCCGTTATCGGTTTTGATAACGCCTTCGGGATTAGGTAAACCCCAATCGAGGATCGCTTTGCGCATCAATAGGCAAATGGCTTCTGCCGTTGACGTTGGCGCAAGTAACATCTTTACGCGACGTGTGAAAACATCGATGCAAGCCACAATGGAGTAGCGAACGAGCTTACCGTCTACCTTCAACATTACATCTGTGGGTGTTGAATCCATTTCCCAAAGATCGTTAGGTTGGCTGACCCATGAATCATGGTCATGAATTAAACCGCGTTCCTTGCCATAGAAGCTTTTGTGGTCAACAGCGAAGGTATGTTTGCCTTGATTTGAATTAACCCAGTTTTGAATCCAACGGCGAAAGCTGGATGCGGCAGGGATGACCCAATCTGCTTTGACTTTCTCTTTCTGGACGAGTGCATATTCCCTCATTTTGTATGGCTGAGTTTTAAAGTGAGGGCGTGCGATCAGCAAGGTCACACAAAACTGCTCAAGATCTGGCTGCTGACAAATAATACTGTCACCTCGGCGCTGACTTTTACGGCGGGTTAGGCTGCAAATCCCTTCACTTTTGAGCGTGCTTTCCCAACGATCTATCGTTGCGCGGCTTACTTTACTTATCAGCTCATAGACTTTGGGACCTATAGGAAGCGTTTGGTCTTGGTACGCAGAAATAAAACTTGCGTGTCCTTCCACCAATTTACCTTGAAACGCAGCAATGAAATTTTGACGAGTTTCAACGATCGATAGTCGGGCAAAGGCTATTTCTTTATCCTTTTCCGGCAGTGTATTTAGAAGCTTGATTGAGTCAGATGAGAGCTTATAACCCCTGACCAATTCGACTTTGTCATTGTGGTCAAGTTGAGATGCAAGAATCGCCGCGGCGCGTTCTCCATCGTTTTGGCGGATTACATCTTTTGCTAACTTTGCGATGGCTGTGCTCGGTAAAGAACTGATATGGAATTCACAGCCTTTTACATGAGCTCGATTTCGCGTTACCCATTTTTCTCGCTGAGCTTTTTTTCTTACGCCTCGATCAGTAAGACTCAGGAGCTCTGCGACTTCTATACTCGTAAACCATTCTTTATTCATCCTTACACCCCGCTAGGTCTACTCCCAAAGTCTCTGATAAATCATGCATAATCTTCTTTGCGAGTTTTCGCTTAGGGCTTATTTCTTTTTCAGGAGCAAAGCGTTCTATGCAATGCAAAACCGTTCGTGGGTGGTACCCATGAGCTATAGCCCATGATCGAACGGTCCATCTCTTTGATCTCAAAGCCCCTTGTACCTCATAGGCTGTTTGGATTTGATAGGTAGCTTGTGTTTTCATTGGGTTATCCCATGCTAATATGTTTCCCAATTGGCATGTTGCACGATTGGACTATTAGACACTAGAGCATGACAAAAGGACATTCAATGTCATAAAGGACACTTTTTGGTGTTTTTTAATATCAGTGTGATTTTTGTCACACTGTCTGTTCGTCTTAAATATGATTAAATGCCAGCAGAAAATAGTGGCTTTTCTTTTTAAGGCACTGATAGATAAATGAAATAATGAGAAAGATGTTCATATGACAGCAGATGAAGATAAATTGGGAATTACCCAAAAGCAGGTTGAGCAGTTTCACGAAAGGCTACTTACTCTGATTGGCTCTGAAGTCAAAAAAGACTTTGCTGAAAAAGTTGGGCTTACTTACAGCGGTCTTAGAAAATATCTTCCTCCTAATAATTCAAAACCTACATTAGATAAACTCGTCGCGATCTCGCGATATAAGAACGTAAACCTTGAATGGCTCGCAACAGGGCTTGGCCCCAAAGACTCTGAAACAGGTCAGCATTCATTACCTGGTGAGCTAGGCGATGTTCTTGTTTCTAGCGATGGTGATGTGTTTGAACTTGTTGATGGATATCACCTAGCGCTTGACGGAACAGAAGGCGATTGGGAAAGTCAGCAGGTTAGAAGAAAGCTGGCATTTAGGAAAAAATGGTTGGAATGGCGCGGATTAAAATCTGATGATCTAAAGATATATTTCGTGCAGGGGCCTTCAGATAGTGGATCTATTCGAAATGGTGACAGCGTCATGTTGGACACCTCTGATACCAGGCCATCGGATGGCGTATTTGCCATTAAGGTCAGTGGAAGTATTTTGATCCGAAGGCTGTACCTTAAAATTGATGGTGGGGCTGATATCTACATAGAAAATAAGAGTGAGCCCGAGGAAAACGTTTCTAAGGAAGAGCTTGATAACATAGAGTTTGTTGGTCGAGTTGTGTGGCTTGGAAAAGATATGTGAGTAGGCTTTCTGCTGCGCTGAAAAGTCTAAAAGAGAATCGGAACTGCCTAGTTCCTTTTCTAACCATTGAGCAAGCTGTTCTTACAGAAGTTAAAATCTTTAATTTCAATATGATACGTCGTAATCACCCTGTTTGGAGAGAATCGGAACTTAGATCCGATTCTAAAACCGCTTAGTTTGAAATGTCGAATCTTCATAAATGCAAAGGAACCGCATTTTTACTGTCTTTAAACCCCATTTAAACGAGATCCGATTCTCAATCTATCCGGCTAGGAAAAACTGCTATGTTCGCGAAACGGCTAAATTCTTACCAGATTAAGCGAATTCATTGAATTCCAGCCTACTCTCTGTAACTCCATGTTCCCAAAGATTTATCCCACGAATTCCTACTTGATCCCACCAGTTCCCAATTTCTCATTACATGTGGTGGGTTACACAAAGTATTTTTCGACAACCGACATTTGATTTCTGATTAGAGGAACAAGCTCTTTTGCGAGTGTGACACGTCGGTTTCTATTTCCTTTACCTTGCCATATCAGAACTGAGTAATAATCAAAATCAATATCTTGTATTCTTAGCCGTAACATCTCCGAGACCCGAAGCCCACTTCCATACATCATTTTCACTGGAAGGTTAAAGCTTGGAGAGAGATGTTGAAATAGCAGAACAATCTCACCCTTTGTAAGAACGACTGGAAGCTTAGGAGCTTTATTGGATTTATTGAAGGTCAAATTTCCCGCAAGGGGCTTGCGAATAAAATGTCGATAAAGAAAAACCAGTGCATTTAGAGCTGTGGATTGGCTTTTTACCGACAAGTTTCTATCGTTTGCTAAATAGGTGAGAAACAATTCAACCTCAACGTCTCCCATATCATTGGGGTGTTTCATTTTGTTGTGAATGATGAAGATCTTTATCCAATAGAGATAAGTGTCTACAGTCCGTTTTGCGTAGTGACGAGAATACATAAACTCGCTTATGGCGCGTAGAAAAGGCGATTTCATACCGGTCTCAATAGTGCTGTTTATTTATACAGTGCTGAGTCTATAGTAAAAAATCGGTGGTTTTTAGGTCGGGACGCCCGTTTTTCTCGGAATGCAGAGAGTGTCATGCTTCTATGTAACTGATAAAATGCGGCTTTGTGGTAAAGTAGAACAAAAGCAAACGGACTAGTCGGGCGTCCCGGTTTTGGACTAATCGGGCAAGTTGCCCGCTAATATGTTGTTATATTTCTCGGAGGAAAAATGGTAGTTAATCATGATTGTTTGAAGTGCATTATTTCTGTTTTTGTTTATTCAGATAAAGCAGAGTTATCAATTCAAGAACTTGTTCAGAACGAAGCTGTAGGAAAATATTCAACTGAAGAATTAAAGTTTCATCTGAATCGTCTATCGGATGAAAAGTGGATAGTATCAAATCGTACAACGCGACCTTATGAAATGTTAGATCCTCAGAGTCCATCTTGGAGTGTGCATGATTGGAGAATGTCTGAGTCTGCTAGTCAATATTGGGAAGCTGTAAATCGCATTGCTATTTGGGAAGAGTTCAAGAGTAAAACCGCGGGGGAGTCATTGAAATTTAGTCTTGAGCTGTTAAAAGGTTACTCCAAGTCTTGGATCGAAAGTAAACTTAATGAGTCCGAAATATAACAAACAATTTAAGCGTGATTCCCCACGCTTGGCATTTTTGGTTTGGTCTAGTTCAGTGTTTTCGGTGTCCAAATTGAGTGTCGTGATAGCGTGGCTCACACCTTAATTGGGCGTTAACTGGCACTCAGAATTTCGAGGTTTTTGTGAAACAAGCAGATCAAATAATAGAGCTATTGAGCGATACATCTTTTCCTCAAGTAGTTTTGCTCGATGGAGCATGGGGAAGTGGAAAAACGTACTTTATAAATAATCACCTAATCGATAGAATTGAACAAAAATTCCAACAACAAGTTTACTTCTTTTCTTTATATGGAATTTCAAGTATTGATGATTTTAGAGATAAGATAATTTCTTTATCGCTAACAGATCAAGAAGAAGCGTCTGTATTTGCGAAATATTTCTCCAAGGCGGTTGATGGTGTTGCAAACAATTTAGGTGAAAGAGGTATTGGAGCTGTTCTAAGTGGTGCTGCTGGAGCATATAAGTATAAACTATATGGCGAGCTTGATAACTGCGTATTAATCTTAGACGATCTAGAGCGCGTTGCCGATGAAAAATTGATTAAAAATATTTTAGGTGAGTGTTTAAGCTTAGCAGAGTCAAAAGACATAAAAGTTGTATTTGTAGCGAATGAAGAAAAACTTGATTGTAAAAATGACATAGAAAAAGTATTTGCCGATAAATACAAATTTAACTTCACGCACGAGGAAGTTGTGGCAATTCTAAAAGGTACTTATGAAAGTATCGATGATAAATTAGCCAATGAACTTCTTTTAAATATCACATCGATTGATTCACGAAATATACGCGTATTAAAAAGAGCCATAGCAAAGTTCACGCGAATTAAGAGTGAGATTGAAAGAATTGATAATGTTATTCTCGATCAAGCGCTATCTAAAGTATTAGGAGACATCATTAGAATTTGTTGCGCGAAGTTCGAGCATGGTTATTCTAAAGAGAAAATTATTGGTGCAATTGACACTAGAGTCATTCGTCAAATGACAAAAGATACCGAAGAAGTCGAGAATAGTGAATATGAAAAGTTAGACAATATTTTCAGTGATAGCTTCTATGGGGTGAATGAAAAGCTAATAAGTTATTGCTGTGATGGTCTCTATGAGTTCGACGATTTAAAAGAAGAACTCAATCTACCAATAAAGCAAACACTTCTTGATGCCATGAAATCAATGTGGGTACAAAATCAGTTAACCGAGGATGAATTTAAAAATGGTGTTGAATTACTTGAGGGAGTCATTTCAACAGCAACTGATATAAATGCTTATGAATGGTTTAGTATTTGTGACACATATCTTTATATGCTAGATAATAAGATTATAGCACCGTCTAAATATTCCAGAGAGGAATTGTTGGATATGTGCAAAAATTCCGAAATAAGCCGTTTTACGGTGCCAGTTGTACAAGATTCATTTGACCACGATTTCCGTACTCATTTTTATGACCAAGAGATAAGTAAGTTATATTATGCGAAGAAAGATGAGCTTGATATTTTGGCTAAGGAAAATAAGAACTCGGATTTTTCTGAAAAATTTACGAAATCTTGGTCTAACGTTCAAAATGAAGCTCATCAAAATCTGATGCATACTCCCATTTACCAAGATATTGGTGTCGATGTAATGAAGGATGCCCTTCTTTCATGGTCTAATGAAGATCTATTCCAGTTCGTTAGGTTCAATAAACATAGATATAGGTTTAATAATATTCAAGACTTTTTTGAACCTGAGATTGAAGATCTTAAAAACATATCTACAATGCTTGTTGTATTACGTGATGAGTTAGGCTTCGGACTTAAAGTTGCTAACATAGGTGAGATTCATGCTTGCTTTGTTGATGCTTATAGTCGAATGGAAACGAACTTAGGTAGAAAAAAGGCTAACGTCGACGAAAATGCCAGTTAACAAAGCATTTAAGAGTGATTCTCAACGCTTGGCATTTTCGCTTCGCTCAAGTATAGCCAAGCGTCGCTCACACCTTAATGCGGCGTTAGGCAAATAGAGGAAAGAATATGGCAGAATGGGCAGTTAAGTTAGCAGTATCTGGACCGATATCTGTAAAAACAACAATTTCGATGTCCGTAGAAAAAGGCTTTAATAATCCTTTTTTGACTACCGTAAAGGTTCGTCCTGCGAAGCATGGTGTAAAGGTAGAATTAATTGCTCGAGCTGATAACCAATCTGAAGCTAACGATGCAGCAGTCTTTTTTGTTGGACAAATGATTGATCATTTGTCATTTCAACTGAATCTTCCATTATCGGTTAGTCTCCATGGTGAACATTTTCAAAATGGATTATCTAGCAATGTCCATAGAATAGTTACTCGAGATGAATTCATAGAAGCATTTGTTACTAGTCGTAATTACGGTGAAAATCGTAGAGTGCTTATGCGAGCTTTAGGTTGGTATAGAAAAGGTATTTCAAGCGAAGACCCCATTGATAAGTTCATAGCATTTTGGGGGGCGCTTGAGGGCTTTGGCTCGGAGTCGCATAGAAGAAATGAAAACACAGCAAGAGGCTCAATTAACCAAATATGTGATTGCTTTGACCAGGTGTGGGGAGATGTTTCCCAATGGAAAGTTATTCCAAATGAAGCAAATAAGATTAATGCATTTGGTCAAATTAGAAACGGAATAGCTCATGGTTTTATGGCTGTAACAATTGAAACTATACGAGAAATCAATCGTGAGTTACCAATAATACAGGAACTGTCTTACCAATTTTTACATGATTGGCAGTTAAATGGGCAAAGGGATATGGAGTAGTATTTGCCTAACAAACGACTATGGCGTC